GGTGCCGCTGGAGCTAGGAGGCGGCGTAACCGGGATCCCGGCCCAGCAGTCCGTCCAGCTCAATGCCAAAGTTGGGGGTGTAGATCTGCCAGCGGAACCGCTCCACGTTGACAATAACCTCCACTGCCTGGCAGACCGCCTCGTAGTTATCCCCCCGTCCCCGGATCCGGTGGGTCACAGGGTCCGCCATCCAGGTCAGGGACGGCTGGTCCTGGAATACGACGCCCCGCGTCAGATCGATTTCGGATTGCGGCAATGTTGGCATTGGCGCCCCTCCTCTCGAAAATGCGGGACAGGACCACAAACTGCTGCCCCCGCATGACCCGCATCAGCAAAACCTTATCCCCTGCTTCCAGCCCCCGGTTCAGGATGATGTACCCATCCCTGACCGGGAGCTTTTTCCCGTCCTCCAGACAGGCGATATCGTCCAGCCGCTTATCAGAAATAAACGCGTCCTGGGTTAATCCATCACTGGCGGGGTAGACCCCACCCAGCCCCTGCCCGGTCTGATAGGAGCCGCCCAGAGCTTCCCCAGTGGCCCCTTCCTCCGTGCTATGGCTGTGGCCCAGCTCCGTTATCCCGTGCCCATGGCCCAGGCCGGAAACTGTGTGGCTGTGCCGGAATCCAGCGGTGATGTGCTCGTGCTCCAGAATTGGGATTTTCTTCTCGATGACAGCAGATGTAAGCCACAAAACCTCCTGGGGCAGCACCGCCATCGTCTCCTGAATCTTGATTTCCAGGGGGGAGGCTTTTGTCACCGTGCCCACGGTCAGGTCTGTGAGACCATATGCCCCCATAGAATCCTGCACAATTCCATGCAGGGTATCAATCAAATCCACGGGCTACACCCCCAGCTCCCGCACCTCAAAATCCATCGTGTGCACATCGTTCTCAAAGGTGTGGGTTACCTTCTCCAGCAGCACCAGGGCGAACAGGCTGATATCGCCCAGATTCGGTACGTCCATCATCAGCATCTGCCCTGCCCTGAGGCCCGGCAGGCCCAATGCAGACACCTTCAGCGTGCGCCAGCGGCGGTTGTAGTAGGAAAGCATGGACTGGGCTTTCGCCGCCGCCTGGGCGTTGTTCAGCGCCTCGTCAACGCTCTGATACAGCTGAAGCAGACCCCACCTGCCGATGTTGGAGCTGTCCACCGCCTGGAACACGTCCGCCCGTCCGGTTGACTCATTAGGCCGCACCAGCTTGATGGAGTTGTAGGTATGTTCGTCGATGTCCGTTTTGTAGGTGTAGTCCAACAGCAGGGATCCTTCCCCAACCACACCCTGGGCCACCATGCTCCCCGCCTCCCGCAGGGACAGCGCCCCAGCGTCATCAAAGAAGGTGTACAGCTTCCCGGTGGCCAGCAGCGTCTCCTGAATGGCAGCGGATATGATGTCCAGGCAGGACTTGTCCTCCTTTACCAGCGTGGGGATGGCGTAACCCGTATCATCCAGCACCCCGGTTTTCAGTTGGAAGTCCTGGGCAATCTCCCGAATGATCTGTCCCGCTGTCCGGCCCACAAAGCAGTAGCTGGCGTTGGCTTTCAGGTACCGGAGCTGGTCGTAGCAGGTCACGTCAATGACGGCATAGCGGTCACGGGATTTTGTGAACACCCAGCCCAGGAAGATCACCTGCCCGTCCACGGAAAACCGGACCGCGTCCCCTTCCAGAAAGGAAATGCCGGATGCGTTGACGGTGAATTTCAGCGTGCCGGGAGACCCGGTGCGGTTAGTGGTGTAAGTCACCTTTTGCACCTGGGGGGCGATGTCCCAGCTTTTCCCCGTCCGCTTCTCCAAAATGATGAGTTCGCAGGTCATTGGCCCACCGCCTGTATCTGCGCTTTCTTCACCCAGCCCCGCGCCCCGCCGCTGGAAGTGGTGATGTGGTAGGGGCAGGGCCGCTGGGGGTCATTGGCAACGATGCGGGAAATCTTCCCCCGGAATCCGGAGAAGGTGCCGTGGGGCCCCGCGCCATAGCTGGAAGAATAATAGTTTCCATTGACGGTCACGTCCATACCAACAGTGAGCTGCCCCGCCGGGATGTCCCGGGTCTCCTCGGATGACGCCTCGGCGGGCTTGCCCTTTTCCTGCTGGAGCTTTACCGTCTTGGCGGAGTAATCCCGGTATTCTGTCAGACCCAGCTCGTAGTAGAAGTCGCCGGTCTCGCCGCCCCGCTCCTCGGTGTGGAAGGAGGTCACCAGCACTTCCATGTTGGTGTCGAAAATGGGCGTTCCGTCCTCCAGATAGCGGTTGGCCACAAAGCGGAGCCGGGCCTTTTCCTCCATTGCCGATTGCAGGAAATCAATGTAAAACTTGGGAGGCTGGAATTGCCCGGTTGTAAGCACCGCGCCAAAGTCCGGCCGGCCCGGAAACAGCCCGGACCACTCCGCCGCCTTGAGCTTTGGCGTGCGGGGGATCATGATGGGTCCAACCCCCAGCACGTTGTACTCCCCGTTGTCGTTGTCCCGGCTGATTTTGTAGGTCTCAGGGTTCACCGGGAGGCGGACCACAGTGCCCTCACGGGCCAGATACAGGCCGTACAGGTTTTCCATCCCGGATCCCCCTTTACGTGTAGTTCAGATCGGTATGGCTGGCCGCCTGCTCAATGAGCATCCGCTGAAGCGTGTCCGCCAGCCATACCGCATCCGCCTCGGAGTTCCCGGTGTTCTGCCCGTGGACGTTGATGACCGGGGTCTGGGCGGTCAGGTTGACGTTGTTGATGTACTTGCGTTCCGCCATGTCCACCAGCATTTTTATATCCTCTTCTGACATGGCCACGCTGCGTTTGATAGCCCCGGTATCATTTTTGATACCGCCCAGATCGCCGGGGATGCTGCCCAGCATGGCGCTGTAGTCAAAGCTGGGGCCGTTCGCGGCCTGTCCGAACGCGCCGCCAAAGCTGAAATTGTCCAGGGCTTTTCCGATACTGGCCCCAGTGGCTGAAAACTTGTCCATCGTCGCCTGATAGTCCAGCGGATCCATCCGCGCAATTTTGACCTCGTTTTCTCCGAAGATGCTGTGTACAAAATCGTTCACCTTGTTCTGGAACCCCTTCACCGCCCCGGAAATATTGGAGCCAAGCAGGGCGTCAATGGCCCCGGCGGCGTTGGAAACGATGTCCATAATGAAGTTGAACAGGCCCAGAAACAGATTGGCGATGGCCGCTACCGGGTTGTCAAACACGTTGGCAAAAAATTCCGCAAATGTGGCGATGAGATTCCACGCCGCCGCTACGAGGTTGTAGCCCAATGTGTACAGCCAGCCGAACACCGCGCCGATTTTTGCTCCAACCTCCTCGCTCGTCATGCCCATCTGATACATGGCGGCGATAGCCGCCCCTATGACAAGAATGAGCAGTGTAACCGGCCAGTTCGCAATCGCCCAGCTTACCATGTGAACAGCGGCAGCGGCGGCAGACGCCAAAGCCAGGGCCATCAACGCCCCCGCGGCAAATTGCAGGACCATAGACACGAAGTCCCAGTTGTCCGCCACCCACTGCGCCCCTTGGGCCAGCAGATCGATTACCCAGGAAGCGATGCTTCCCAGCAGCTCGAAGGCGGAAATCAGGCCGTCCAGCGCCTTTTGTCCCAGCTCGCTGTTCAGCAGGTCGTTCAGCTTCTGCATGGCGGGTTCAAAGGCCCGCACGGCGGCGTTGGAGGCCATTGTCCACGCCTGGCCGAATGTCATAGGGATCTTTTCAAAGGCGGCGTTGGTCTCCTCTGCCGCTGAAAACATGGCCGCTTTCACCACATCGGCGGTGATGCGCCCCTCGGAGGCCAGCTCCCGCATTTCCCCGATGGACACGCCCATGTATTTGGCAATGGATTGGGCAATGGTGGGAGCCTGCTCCAGCACGGAATTCAATTCCTCCCCCCGCAGCACTCCGGAGGACATGGCCTGTGTGAGCTGGAGCATGGCGGCTTGAACCCCTTGGGTGCTGGTGCCCGCCAGGGTGAACTGCTTGTTGATCTGCTCCGCGAAGGCCACCAGCTCCCGGTTGCTGCTGAATGCTTCCGGGGCCATCGTGCCCAGCTTGCCCACCATATCCACCATATCCTGATAGCTGCCCCGGGACCGCATGGCGGACTGGTAGATCATGTCCTGCAGCTCGGGAGTGCTTTGCTTCCCGTCGTTCATCCGGTCCAGACGGGCCTTTGTCTGGACAAAGGTATCGCTCATATTGATGAACTTCTGGGCGGACCGCAGGCTGACATAGGCTCCGGCCAGAGACAGAATGCGCTTGGTCAGGCCGGATGCGGCGTTCCCACCCCCACGCATGCTTTTGTTCATGCGGTCCTGGGCGCTGGCGGCACGTTCCGTCTTGCCGGACAGGTCTGTTGTTTTGCTGTTCATGGAGGTCAGCGCAGACGATGTCCGCGCAGCTGCGCCCGCTGTCCGTCCCAGGGAAGTATTCAGTCTGCCGGACGCAGCTGTGAACCGCTGTTGACTGGCCGCCGCCGCCTGGGCGGCGCGATTGGAGCGCTGGAAAAGGTTCAAGAGGCGGTTAAATGTGCCGGAAAACCGGTCGCCTAATACATATTCCTCGCGAATTACCGCCATTTAACCGCCTCCATTCGGGTTCTTCCGCGCTTCAATCTCCTTAAGCATGAACAGCTCCAATAAAATCAGCTCTCTGGCGGGCAGCTCGGACACCACAGACGGCCTCCAGCCGTGGTTGACAAACATATAGTACGCCAAAGCGGTGTCCGGGTCCCCGCCATCCATCAGTTTTTTGCCAGCTCCTCCGGGTCATCGTCCAGGCCGGACAACGCCAGGATGGCGTCGGACAGCCGGTTGAATTCGCCCACCAGCAGCATCTTGCCGGGGACCTCCAGCGGGTCCATCGTGCCGTAGGCCTTGCACATCTCCTCGCTGCGGAAGTCGGGCGTCACCGTGGCCGCCACCACCACGCGCCGCCCATACTCGCCGTTGTCCAGCCGCTCCACCTTCTGGCCCCGCACGTTCACCCGGCGGGTGGACAGCCGGATCAGCTTCTCGTTTTCCTCCTGGGTGATGGGCCGGATCACGAAGGGAGCAGGCTTGCCGTTCTCGTCACAGAAACGGTCGGAGACGATGACCTCCTGCTTATCTACGGTGTTGACCGGGTGCAGAAATGCGTTCAGATTGCTCATGTTGATGTTCTCCTTTCTCAGTTGCCTGTCTCGGCGGGATCATGGAACGTGGACAGTGGTTCGAAATCCTCATAGGTAAAGCTGATGTCCATCGTCAGCATATCAGCCTCAGCGTCCAGGATAGACAGCGGGATGGTTCCGCTCAGCTTGCAGTTGTAATAGACCACGGTCTGGACGCCCACAGTGGTTGTGGGATCGTCATTGGTGGTCTGCAGGTTGAAGTAGGGCATGACGCCGTTGCGGATGTACTGAGCCAGCATATCCAGGAAAAGCGGGGTGCCGTAGTACACGGTCATAGTACCCGTCTGCTTGACGCTTCCCGGTTTATCCTGTGCCTTTTTGGTCCCAATCACCTTCATTTCGGTGGAGGAAATCTCCGCCTGGGTCTTGACATTCTTGGCACCGAACAGGTCTTTGACCTGCCCGTCCTGAATGATGACCGCTTTCCCGGCGGATCCGTGAAGCGTGTCGCGCTCTAACAGAAAGCTCATAGATATCCCTCCTTCCTCATGACACGGAAATGGTCAGATAGATCTTTTCAACGGCGTCGCCGAATTGGATCGCGATGGTAATCACAATGCTGTCCGGCTCCTCGCCCCGCTCCACTGTGACGTCGTCCCCGGTGGGCCGCTTGCCCAGCGCGCCCCGGTCGTACATGGTCTTGAGATAGCCCAGGATGGCCGCTTTGAACAACCCCCGGCCCTCCTCGTTGTTCTTTACCTTGCCCAGGTAGTTCAGGGAAAACTCCCGGTAGATGTCGTTGGCCAGGTTGGAGCACACCCGCATGGCGGTGTTTTTATGGAACACTTTGCCCATATCTGGGGTGTAGGTGATCAGCGTGTTGATATCGGTCTCAATCCGTACGTGCCCAAATTCCCGCGTCAGGACGATGTTTCCGGAATTGATCTCCGCCTCAATCTGGCTGTCCGTCTGCCGGACGGCCACGTCCGCCGCGCCGGGATAAGCGGCGTAGGTCAAGGACTGATAATACTGCGCCCCGGCCTCCGCTCCGGCCAGCCACCACACCGTCTCGTTGGCGGACAGCTGGGCGCCGTCCTCCAGCACCACGCCGCTGTTGGTGTTGATGACATAGGGGCTGTCCGCACCACGGGCTCCAGAGACCACCAGCTGGCAGTACCGCCCATTCTGCCCCGCCAGCCGATTGACGAACGCTTCCATAGCCTGCCGCACCGTACTGTCTGTGCCGTCATAGGCCAGCACATCGAAGGAATAGGGCTCCAAAGCCTCCAGCGCCGCGGCATAGGCGGCGGGATCCTCTGTCCCGTCCGCGCCCCCGGTGAGGGTCACGCCGGCATTGGCGGACAGCGTTCCGGAGCCGGAAAACTCCACCCACTGATTGGGAATCAGCTCCGTCCCGTCCTTGACAAACTGGTTGTCCGCCACGGCCCCGTCCACGATGGTGGACACCACGAACCCGTCCGGGTTGTTTACATCGGCGGCGATGGACACGGAGATGTCATTGCCCCGCGTACCAGGATAGACGGCAGTGGCGGTTATTTCGCCCAGCTTGGCGGATGCCGCAGCAGCGCCCGCAGCCGGGAGACGGTACAGCAGCACCTTTGTGGGGCCGCCGGACACGTTGGCGCCCTTAAACATCTCCCGCAGGAACAGGGACTGGGGGGCGGTGATGGGGTAGCCGGTATAGGGGGCGGTGTCCTCCCCGGCCGCGATCTCCATGACGCCGGCGCCACCCCAGGACAGCGCTTTGGCGATGGCTACGGTCCCCCGCGCCCCCTGGGTGGGGGTGGGGTTCGCGGCGCTCTTGAAGTTGATGTAGATTCCGGGCCGCATCTTATTCTGTGCGGTCCAATTTCCGCCTGCCATCAGCGGGCACCTCCCTTGAAAAATTTGTCCAGGGCAGCTCTCGCCTCCTGAATGGTGTACGCGGATCCAGTCAGCAGGGCTTTGGCGAAATCCTGCTGGTAACCGCTCAGTGCCCCGCTGGCCAGCAGTTGTGCCGTGGGATACCGGACGGGGGCCTCTTTGATCTTTTCAGCCATTATGATACCTCCTCGGTGTAGGACTGGATGGACCGCATCAACATGTCATCCTCTGATTTGGCCACCCAGATTTTCAGGTCGAACTTATAGTGCAGCGCTTCGTCCTGGATGAACCAGTTGCGTTCATAGGTGCGCAGCCAGACATTGGCCTGATTCTCTCCGCTGGAATAGGGAAAGATCTCCATCATCCCGTCCAGGATGTCCGCCGCCTCGGTGTATTGGTCATCCATGTCTGTCCGGTTGTAGTCCACCAGCACAACCAGGTCAAGGCCCAGGGTACGCAGAAAGCGGCCTCCCATCTTCTTGGCAATTTTCGCCTTGGTGCGCTGGAGAAACATGGCGGGCAAAGCGGTACCCTGCTGGTTGGGGTTGTCGTAGAAGGTGACGCCGGGGAGCGCCGGAGCCAGATAGTCCGCCAGGGACCGGGACAGCCGCTGCATAGTGAAGATCACGGACCAAACACCTCCCGTGTCAGCTGATCCAGCTCCGCCTCCACGACCTCCTCGTACACCGCTTTGGCCTCGTCAGTCATGTGCAGGCCCTCAACATAGGTGGTTTTGGCGCCCACCATAAGGCCCACACCCCGCTCCAGGTCGCGGGACAGCAGCCCGGTATCCGGGTCGATGTACAGGCCCGGCACAAAATGCCTATCCATTCGGTGCCCATCGTTGACATAACTGGCGTACTCCATGTTGTTGGCCAGTTCTGTGACGAAACCGGAGCCGGTCTCGGCGGGCCGGGCCCTGCTGTCCGAGCCCCAATGCTGGGCCATCGAACCGGTTATCATGTTGACGCCCCGCGCCTCCCCTTCCCCGAAGGTGTTGGGCGGCGTCAGCTCTTCGGCCTTTTCAATAGCCCGCAGGGTGGCTCCCTCCGCAATCCCCGACAGCCTCGACCGGATACCGGGGGCGTGTTTCTCCAGCTCCAGAACCTTCGCCCCCAGCCCCTCCCCCAGATTCATCCGGACCATCCCCCTTCAAGTACTCCCGCTGGAGCAGTCCAATCTCTTGATGGGCCAACCCGGGCATGACCGCCCCGAAGGGCTCATAGAAATAGGCGGGTTCCCCGGCGAAGCCCCTCATGGTCTGACGGGTCCGGCCTAACCGCGCCCCCCGGCGGATCAGCAGCTCATCCCCGGCCCGTATGTCAACCTCGTTGGCACAGGCCAGCTTGTCGCCGCCGTCCTCCGCTGTGGCGGCGGGATGGCCCATGCGCGGGGGATGGGCGCTGCTGCGGTAGACCCGGCAGGGCACGCCAGCCAGTACGACGGCGCGCTCCTGCTTGGTCAGGTTTCCTTCCTTTACGCTCCGCACCCGGTGCACGTCCACAAGGTCGGTGTACCAATCCCCATAGTTCATATGGCGTAGGTTCCCCCCATTCCCACAAGACGGGCTTTTGTTGCCAGCAGCTGCCCGTATTGGGTGGCGTTCAGATCCCCCCAGCCAGCCGTGGCCCGTGTCAGCGCGTCGGTGTCGTAGCTCACCGAACTGTCCCCCATGACGGCGGACTTCACAACACCCACCAGCGCCCCGGAGTCCGCCGCCTGCATCGGGGTAGTGTTGCTGTCAGAATAAGAGCGCAGGTATAGCGACGCACAATGGGCCACATATAGCCCAGCGGCATACCGCCAGCTTTCCTTCCAGCGGTCCGGGGCGATCACATCGTTGGCCTGACGGATAAACTCCTCCAGCATGGTTACTGGGAGAAGGGCGCTCCCGGTCCCCATGGTAAAGAACTGTGGAAAATCCTCCTGAAACAGATCCGTTGTATAGCGCCCCTGCCCCTGACTAATGTTGGCCGCAGCGGCCCGAACGCCAAAAAACTGGGACTTGTCCCTGAAGCACATTCCTGTCACCCCTCACTCGTCCTCGTTCGTCTCCGCTTCCCCGGTCTTGCTCTTTCCGGTTTCGGCCTCACCACTGGATTCTCCGTTCTCCTGCCCCTTGCGGCCACGGCGGCCCCTTTTGCCCGCTTTCTCCACGTCTGCATCGCTATGGCTTTCCGGTACGCTGATCTTACCGTCCTTCACCAGGGCGCAGAAGTAATCCGTCTCCGACGCCCAATCGGGGATTTCACCAACGTAGTCCCTGCTAACGCGGAAGTGTCTTTTGCCATCCGGGCTGGGAAGAATGATGTTACGCTTGCTCGCGATAAACATTCCAGTGCCTCCTTAAATTCCGTCGTAGTAGGCCAGGGTCTGAGAATAGAACACCTGAACCTCAGACAGGTTGGCCATATAAGCGGTATCGTAGCAGGCCTCAGCGGCATTAGGAGCGGTCATAATCCGGGCCAGGGGAACCAACTCGTCGATTTTCACGAAACGCTCATGGTTGACATACACCGCCATACGATCGCTGTCACCAGTGCCCGCGCCCTTGCACCAGCGGGTAGCACCGATATACAGAGAACCACCGTTCTTGGCCGCAATATTGTTCTTCATGATGTAATCCATGATCGTCTCAGTGGCAATGTCTGTAACCATCGTGTTGAGGATATAGGTATACTGCTCATAGGGCAGCAGGATATGGTTGGGGATGGCGCTTTCGTCATACTCAGCCGCCGCCCAAACCGCCGTAATGGCACGGTTTACATCATCTAAGATCTGTTTAGGCGTCTTATCCGCCCACTTGGTGGAGCCGCCGGCGCCGTTGGCGGAAACGGTGGTTTCCACGGCGTCTGGGGCGTTCAGCAGGCCGGTGGTACCATAGTCCTCCATCCCCATATAAACATTCTGATCCATATGTTTATCATAGCTGAGACGCATACCGTCCTGGAGCAGTTGATCCAGGGAGCGACCAATGTAATTGGCCTTCTGCATATCCACAAACATGACACGCAGGGCGGCGGCAAATACATGGGCCTTATAGAGGCCCTTCTCCATATTGGCCTGCACGATGGGCATACTGTTGGCGCCCCCCGCATGGACAGGACCGCTGCCGGAACCGCTGGTGATGCCATAAGCCACATTCATGGCGGATACGTAATCCACCCAGCCGCCGCCGGTCTGCACCACGATGTCGCGGGGATAGGTCACGCTGGTCAGAGGCTTTCGGATCAGCGTGTCGCGCTTTTCTAACTCAGACACCAGGAAAGCGCCGCCGGAAGCAATGCCCGCCGCGTCCATTGTGGGGATCCCCGCCGCGCCGGGGGCGCTGGCGCCGCCCACAATTCCGGCGTTAAAAGTACCGATATTCTGAAACATGGTCTTCCCTCCTTATGCGTTCTGGATCGTCATGATCCTGATCTCCGCAATGCCATTGGCATCCGCGGGGCCTGCCCACTGACAGTTTCCCAACCGGACGCTTTCCGCCGCCGTGGAAGCCTCCACAGCTTCAAAGCCGCCCACTTCTGCGGTGGGGATAGCTGGGTCCGTGGCCACACGGACATAGACCGGGGCGCCCAGTTTCGGGGTGCCATTCTGGCACTTGACATTGATGCAGCCTCTCTGGAACACGCTCACCGCTTCGCCGGGAGCGTAGCTGCCCATGCTCTGATCCAGATAATTCAGAGAGCCCTTGATCTCCCGGGAGGCCACGCCCACAAAATCAGCAGCAGCGGAATCCACACCCATGAGCACAACCTTACCGTCCCCGTCATATTTCAGGGGCACACCGAACAAAAGTTGTTCGGTACCACCCGCGGGGCGAGTGCCCACGATCATGTCCGGCTGGCGGGCGTAGGAGCCCGCGAAACCATGGTCCATCGTCTTTCCAATGTTCTGAGGATGAATGCCCATTCTTTAGCCCTCCTGCTTCTTGTGCGGGTTGCGGGCGTAATACTCCGCCTGCTGCTCCGCGCAGATTTTGTCATAATTGGTAGTCTTGGCAGCATCTGCGGCCCTTCTGGCCCCGGCCTGAGCTGCCTGATTCAGCCGGTCCATGACCTCACCCTTGATGCTTTCCACCAGCGCGTCCACCACCCGTGCCCGGTCTCCCGTGTCCTTGATGGCGGCAACGGCTGGGCGGATAGCCCGGATGATGGACAGGGCCGCGTCTTTGGCCTCCGAGGAAGCGCAGGCATCTGCCGCCTGACCGGCGGGGATGACAGCGGCGTCCTTGCCTTCGCTTTCCTTCCCACCGGAAAGCTGCTCCTCCAAATCATCCAGCTCCTTCTCACTGCTGGGCTTCTCCTCCGCCTTCTGAGCATCCTGTGCCGCCAGAACCTTGTCCAGCTTGCCGTTCAGCTCCACCGCCCAGGCTGGCGCCGCCGCCGTGTCATTGACCGGCTCCGCTGTGGCAGCGGGTTCGGGCGCTGCGGACGCAGACGGATCGGCGTCCAAAACCGTGGCAGTGGTGGAGATCAGACCGTTGATCTCATCCTGGGTCGCGGCTTCTTTCGCGGCCACACCGAACGCCGCCAAGATAGCCTCTGTGAATTTGCTCATGTACTTCCTGCCTTTCTCCGCCTCTTGGGCGGCGTCTTTTATTGCCACCTCGTGGCCTGCCCTCCCTCTCGGGACCACCGCCACGTGATTGCCTCTGATCCGGCCCTGCCGGTATCCATCCCCATCGGGGGTGTAAATGCACAGATACCCGCAGGACACCTCCCGCTTCACCCGGTTCTGCACGTCGCTGGCCAGGGAAGCATCGTTGATGTACAGATCCGCCAGAAGGTAATCCCCCTCCCGCCGCACGTTCTGGACGTGCCCCCGGGCATAGGCGGAAAAGTTTTCCGGGCCTACGTTCTCCGGCGGATGCCCGTCCGTCACCGGTTTGCCCTCGAAGCTGGCCATTGCCGCCGGGTCAAACACATCCTCCGGGGCGCGGTGCACCATAACAAGCCGTTCCGGGTCGCCGTCCAGCCGGAGCTCCCGGGCCTGGTACACCATCTCCCCCGTCCGGGCAATGGGGACGTTGCGGCAGATCAGGAACCCCTCCGCCGTCTCCGTCTGGTTCGGGCTGATTTCCGTGCCGTAATAGGCAAGCAAACTGCATCACCTCGCAAAATAAAAAGAGGCCAGCTGTCCAAACTACTCAGACAGTTGACCTCAATTGGTCCTTCCCGGCGCTCAATTGCGCCGTGGGTTCGATATCAAGTTTTCAGCTCTTTGAGCTGGACGGTATGCATTTTGATGGTTCCGTCCTTGAGTTTTTTCAACTGGATCCGGTATCCCCGATCTAAGGCAGCATTAATGGCCGCGATCATCTGCTCAGTCATAGTTCAACTCCAGAATTCCACATCGTCACACACTTCGGCGAGAGATGTCCCATTCATATAGGGTGCGTTGAGAAGTTCATCGACACTGCGAAACTCCGTACCTGGATCATCTTCCCCAAAAGAAAAGATATATTTTTCGCGGGTAAAGGGGTCAATAAACCCGTGTAGCCCATTCCAGTAAAATTCCACGTGATTGACAAGGCTCAGTAGATAGTCCCGCAATTCGGCTAACGTCCTTTTCACAAAATATCACTGTTCTCCTTTCGCTCTGCGTCCGTAAGCTCACGCTCAAAACGAGAAATTATAGTTCCGTTATCATCATAGACGAATTCATGGGCGTGCTCTCCATGGACACCGCGCCTGTGGCTTTTGGGATAACCATGATCCCCACTATGAATCTGAATTGACATATGGCCCTGTCCATCGTAAAAAATTCGATCAATTTGCCTTTTCGGAAACCGCGTTTCCACAACAGCGTTGGGACGGTATGTAGCAGGAATGGACCGATGCTCTTTCCATGTATCCGTCACCACAACTGTACCATCTTCATGATACCGCACTTTGCTGTATTTTTCAAGCTGCTTCGCTTCCCGATAACTGTTTTTCCACAGCTTGTACTTCTCATCCCCCGCCCGCTTGTGCTTCAGGAAGGTATCGAACGTCCGGGGCACGTTGTCCCCCAGCGACACCCGGTACCGCTCCCACTGCCGGTAGTCGTTCAGCCACCGGGCCCGGCCCCGCTCCTTCTCCCGGTATGCCTCAATCTGCTTTTGAGTCCTCGGATCGCGGGTGGGCGGGTTCTTCTGAAAGCTGGAGAAATCCTTTATTTTTTGCAGCTCCTCCTCACTGCGCCCCATGGGGGTCCAGCGGGTGATCTGGTGGAGGCAGTTGGGGTGGATGTTCAGCCATGAGTTGTCCAATGAATCCGGCCCTGCCCTGTCTCGCTTTCCAAACGCGGCGGACAGCGGCGGGAAATCCGGGTCGTTCCCGCTCTTGGAGTACACCCGGCCCTCATACGATGCACACAGCTTGCAAGTGGTCCCGTGGCTGCTGATTTTGTACAAATCCCACTCCGGGTCTTGGGTGAGTACGGACAGTACCTCGGCCTGTCTGGACGTTGTGCGCAGGACCATACTGCCATAGGTGTGCAGGCCCCAGCGCCGCCCAGCTTTGTCGATGAACGCGGTGACGCCCTCCCGCCGCAGGGCTTCCACGAACCCAGGGGCCTCCCGGATCGCGCCCCGGCCCCTGGCCTCCATCGCCGCCGTCCGCTCCAGCCCCACCTGCCGGAACACGTCCGGCGAATCCCGGCCCAGCAGGGCGTTGGACAGCATCGCGTACGCCGTGGCGTCGGCCTCCAAAAGCTGGCCGGTCAGGTTCACCGTCAGCCGCTGCACGATGTCCAGCTGCTCCCCGGTAAGGGCGGCAGCGTTCTGATATCCCGCCAAATGCTTCTCCGCCGCCTCGGGCACATCCAAGGGCTTTCTGGCCTCCGGGCGCCTGACATAAAACTGTGTCTCAATCATCCGGGGGATGTACCTGCCCCTGTCCTCGTCCAGCTTGACCAGAATGGCCTGCACCCGCGCCAGCGCCGCCTCCGCGTGGTAGTCTGCCAGCCCCAGGGAGCGCAGCCGCCCAATCTCGTTGATGATGTCAGTTTCCGCCTTCAGGTAGATCCGAATCAGCCGTTGCAGCTCCATGCTGGCCACAGCGCGGTTTAGGGCAGGCATTTAGTCCTCCTCGCCAAATTCGTCATCGTCCACAATTTCAAGGGGCTCATAGAAGCTGAAATCAAAACGAAGCAATTCCTCTAAAGTGGCGTCCGGATGGGCTTTGACCCACTCCAGCATTTCTTCCTCATAGCCTTCCCACTGGGGGTCGTTGTAGAGTGCCCGTAAAGCGGTCTGGTCTAGTTTATCTTTCACTTGGCTTTCATAGCGCTCCATCAGGATTTTTTGATATTCCGATTCCTGCTCGTTTCTTTTCATCCCAACCAGCTCCTATTTTAGCTTAGTTCTTGAGATAAAGTGATATTCCCCTGGGCCTTTTACAAAAACACGATACTGATAGGTTCCATAGTCGTATACTTTTATCTCGCCTGACTTCAACCTTGGATGATCCGTGAGAAGGCCGCTGCTGACGCGGGCCTTTTCCTTCTGGCTCAACCCTGGTTTTTTTATTTTACCACTTTTCTTCCCCTTTGTCGAGCTTCCTCCCAGCTTCCCATAGGAAAACCGCCCGTTTTTCTCCCGGGGCTGCCCTTTGTAGTCAAGCGTCAGGCCGTCCCCGGTATTCTGCTCAAAAGGGGCCGCTTCCTCTCCTCCGTAGCCCAGCCCCGCCAGCGGGTCTCTGAGCGCAGTGACGTCCTGATACGTCTTCCCGGCGTTGGCCGCGATCTCCTCGTCGGTGATGCTGCCAAACATCCCCGTCTCCACAGACAGCGCTTTCAGCTCCTTTTGGGCTGTATCCGCCTGTATCAACCCGGCCTGGAACATATCTCGGACAGCAGATGCTTTCTTCTCCACGATTTCCGCCACCTCCTTTGCCGTGGGCGTCCACAGAGGTGGGAATTGGATTTCCAAATCGTCCGGCACCATACCCCAGGCAGACATACACAACACAGGCAGCAACTGCTCCAGAATGGGCCGCAGACGGGTTTCCCGCCGGATATCGATGTACTCATAGTAGTTCTTCAGATCGCTTTCCCCAGTAGCGTTCATTCCCGCCGGGGATCGCCCGAACAGGCGCGTCATGGGAATATGCGTCTTAGCGCACAGATTGAGCTGGACAGCCTCTGTCACATGATCAAAGCCGGTGAAACTGTACTGGGTGTTATAGACCTTATCCCCGGCGTTCACCAGCCGTGTCCCAAAGTTGGACTGCATAACACTTTGCGCCTGCATAACCCGCCAGAACCGCCGCTGCTGTTCGGTTGAGGTAAGGGAAAAAAGCTGGTCGAGGTTTTGAACCTCCATCGTATCAATGTTGGCCCGGAAGGTTAGGTTGCCCATGTTCTCCATCACGTTGTCGTAAAGAACAATATCCCGGTAAATCGGTTCGATGTCCGATTCTCCCCAATACAGTTCCGCCATTTCCTCCAAATACGGCAAAATTCCGCCGGTGAAGCGGATGATTCTGGAGTGGTGCACCCGAGTAGAAAAGCTGCTCTCAGGGTCCTCAATGCGGTAGTATTTTGGCGCCATCTGGCCCCGGTGGAATACCAGCTCCGTATCCGGCGTAATACCACACCAGCGATCAAAAATTTGGACACCCTCAAACGTGCCGGGAAGAATGGCGCTCAGGTCCAGGGGCTTGTCCAGCACAGCCTCCTGCCCGCGTATGCGGATGAGCCCCGCCACACCGCCATACAGGCTTCCAAATTGCAGGCCACGGTCCAGACTTTCCCGCAGGCCAGTGTCCCGCTCCACCTGTTTTAGCGTCCTCAGGTGTTCCGGCCCAATGCCACCGCTCAGCGTGTACCATTTTCGGGTCATGTCGTTGGGGATAATACTGACCACGCTCTTGCAAATCCCGCCGCTGCGGTATAGGGAATTTAGCAGGGCGTAATTGTCCGTCATGCGGGTCAATGGGTAGTCCGTGGCCTCCAACGGGGCCTGAGAGCCGTAGCCCAAGCGAAACAAAGGGTTGGAAAACTCATCCAGAACCGGTACACCGGTCTTATCTGAGACCACGCTCTGGATGGCCGATTCGTTATTCTCGCTCAAGTTATCCCTCCTCTCCGTACCTCCACTTGGGCAAGCAGGTGTTTACGTAATATCTCAGCGCGTCCGGCCCATGGTCCAGAGCCTTGACGGGTTTCTCCACACCGTTCTCCGCTGCTTTACTATCCCATACATAGGATTGCAGCTCCCCAATTAGCCCCTCACACCGCTCATTCACCCGGATGGCCTTGCGGCCAAGCAAAGAACTGGTGCGCCGGATACCATCCGGCACATCGTTGTCACCGGGGATGACGTACACGTCCCGCCGCTGTAGCGCCACAGCAAAACTGGCGGCGGATGGGTCTACCACGGCGGGACAGAAAAATTGCGGGTCATCCCCCATGAAGCGTTTAAAATCATCAGTATACTCCTGGTCTGTTTTCTGCCGTCCGCAGCGCTCCAAATCCCGGCTGTCCCAGCGGTATTCATTGTCCACCCAAACAGTTTCGCCATCGTCGTAGATATCCAGCAGCACAAAGGGATTCGTTGTTCCATAGTCGCAGGCAATGTGCCGGGTGGCAACGTATTTCAGCCCCTTCGGCTTTTCGCTGTCCTGATATACGTGCGTATCTGGGTCAAACATATCGTAGATCAGGCCGTCACCCGCCGTCCATTCGCCGTCTATGTAGCGCTTTTTAAACACACCCTGGTACAGGCTGCGATACATAGCCTTGGTGCTTTCGGACAGGCTGGGATTGTCATCCATTGTGAAATGCAGATGGGTGGCGTTCTTCTCCCGGAGCTTTAGCAGCCACTCTTTGCGGAACCAATGCTGCGGCACGTCCGGGTTACAGTTGAACCACAGCTTTGCCCCTTCCACCGAGCACCGGGCAAGCGCCTGCTCCACGAACGACCGGGGCATAAGGGCCACTTCGTCCAGCAGTACGCCGGCCAGCGTCACGCCCTGGATGAGCATATAGGACGATTCGTCCCGCCCGCCGAACACGTAGAAGCGGTTGCCCCGCTTCCCGCGGGAGACGGTCAGCACATGGTCTGAGCGGGTGTAGTTTAGCGCAAAGCCGTTCTGCGCGAAATAGGTCATGGCCAGAAGCGGCTGGATCACATTGCGCTCCGCGCTGCCCACCGTCTTCCCGCACAGCCCGAAGGAGCACCGGTCAAACTGCCCCATGGCCCAAAGAATAAATGACAGGGACATGATGGACGTCTTGCCCGAGCGCACCGCCCCGTCACAAATCAGCGCCCGTTTGCCGGTGTATGGCCAGCGCAGTATTTCAATTTGCTTTGGAGATAGCATCTGCCGCCTCCTTCAGGCTCTTGGTGATGGGGTCATCCTCCTGGGCGCCACCCTGCTTTTCCTCTGGCGCATCCCGCTGCCCCAGATACTGCTTACCCAGCCAGATCGCCATATTGGCGTTCTTCTCCGCCAAATAGAACTGAGACCGCCGAAGGGATATTTTACCCGCCCCGCGCTTTTGTGCAAAAACTTCGGAAAAACCCTGCTTATAGGTGCGCTTGCACCACCGCTCCAGGGTCTTGTCGGTCACATCGAAAAAGCCACAGATTTCCTCCTTGGTGCATTGGAGGCCGCACAGCTTTTCAAAATCCTTTTGACTGATTTCTTTCTGCGGCCTCGCCATGCGTTCACCCCCTGCCGAACCACTGCCGCTCGATCTCCCCGGCGATATGCGCCATCATCACCGGGGGCACGCTCATCCCGCACACATACTGCACGGACTCCCCCATGAAGTCATAGTCCTGGGGGAAGGTCTGAATGTTGATATAGTCTCGGTCGGACAGGAGCAGCCCATCGCACATCCGGAAGTGGCTGCCGCTGGACACCGCCGTGGATGCCACCCGGTCATTACGCCTGGGATTCCGCTCATACGGACGGATCTCCGACAGCTTCATTGTCACCAGCTGCATTTCCATTGCTCGCTGCTCCTTTTCGTGATGTGCCCGCCGCTGGCCGTGTTGGCGACCGCTGCCAGCCCGGACCATGCCCCACGCAAAGGAGAAACATGGGGGCCAGAAACCTCCTCCCGAAAATATTGGCGACCCCCTCGGTTGGAGGGGGCCACCCGGCTTAGTTAGGATTTTACACCCTATCATTGTACCACGGTCTTTCGGAAAAATCGCCCGGTTTTTTTCCGGCTTTTTTACTCCGTCTCAGTGGCCCCATAGAGGGCCAGGGTGAAATGCCGCAAAGCCTTGTCCCGCCTGTCATAGACGGCGCTTTTCTCCAAGTTTAGGCTCTCACATAGGGCCTCGACAGCCCCCTTTGCCCGGTGGATGTAAAATCGGTTCAAAACAAGCCGTTCTTCGTCATCCAGGACGGCCAGGGCCTTGTCAACCTGGGACACCCACAGGCGGGCTTCCTTCAGCCTCCATTTCAGTTCATCCCGGTGGACGATGTTGGAGAGCATAGAGTCCTCCCGGGTATTGCCGCCGCCAGAAATGGGCGTGCCGTCGGTGGTGGCGCTACGAATGCCAGTATAGGCACTCTCCAACCGCCTGATCTCTTTGGGCAGGCATTCCAGGGCTTGCTTGTGGGCCTCATAGTTTTTCAGCTTGTCGGCCGCCTCACGTTTCCAGTTCATGGGGTTTCCTCCTCCGCAGGCTGTTGGAGCCACTTTGCCCAACACTTTTCACAGCCATCCCAGCCAGAGAAATCTTTGGCGCACTCCCAGTCCATCTCGGGCGGGCATCCATCGGCTACTGTATGAACAATCAACCGCACAAGTTCCTGCTCACTCATAATCGTCTGAATAGCCGTAGACCACGACCAGGCCAGCGTCCTTTATGTCCCGCTCCTCGCCCATCACGATTTCCTCGCCGACCTCGCGGCCGGAGAGCATTTCAGCTAACTCTTTCGCTGTCATTTTGTAAAACCTCCAAATTCACAAACGTTTGGGAATTGACTTTAACTATGTGCGGTTTCCTCTGGTCTGTACTTCTCCAGCCCATCCAGCACGTTGCAAAGCCTGATTGCATTTTCCGGGCTGGGGTCTTTCCTAACCGCTGTTTTGGCCATCTCGGTGTCTTTGTAGAGCCGCGCATGGAAGAACGCCAGCTTGCGCTCAAACTCTGCTGTACGCTTTGCCCTGTCCCAGGCTCCGAAGATACGGCGCTTTTCCGCTGACGCCGTTGCCCTATCCATCCGCTTTTCGTGGTAATCGTGATAGAGCGTCCGCAGGGATATGTAAGCCATCTGGTCATACATGGACAACCCGTCCGGCATCTCAGCCCCCTGCATTGCCTCTCGTTCCCAGGGGAAGGCATAGCTGTAATCCGGGGTGCTCATGTCACCACCTCATCAGAAAGGGAGAGATACCATTCCAGCATAGTCACTGCCGCCTCCCAGCCGTGACAGACCTGCCACATATTCCCTTGGCATTTGAGATGTTCGCCCCACCATTTCTGCTCCGTTGTGGCCCGACCGGTATCGGTTTTGAGCTCGATGTACAGGGCGTGGTAGTTCTCCCGCGCAACCGGCAGGCACAGGTCAGGAACGCCTCGCTTGACGCCCTGCTGTTTCAGGTGGCGGCCCTCTATAGCGTCCCGTGTACCGCCATTGGGGATGTGGTAGAGCAAGGCCAACTCCGGCCACCTGGAGCGGATTTCTGGCTGCTGAGACCACTTCATGACCATCGCTTGGTGCTGGGCCTCCGTCATGTTCTCGCCTCCTTTACAGCCTTTTGCGCCCAAATTACACCGGGGTCTTTATCCGTCAGCACTCGTCCGCTGGCGCACTTGACGCATTTGATACGCCACTTGGGTTCCCCCGGTACCGGATTGTGGACCTTCTCAAAGTGGCCGTAGCCAGGTTCTATCCATTCTCCGCAGCAATAGCAGCGACCAGGATATTTATTCCGTGCCATGTTTTGTCACCTCCGCTTCACGCGCTCTGCCGCCCTTTCTTTTTCGGTGCGTTAAAC